TGCAGATTCCATATTCTTTCTCGCGGTTTGGCTGCCCAAGAACAAAATACTTGCTATGGAACTCCGCCCGAATATTTGTGGTATCATCCTGATTGCCGGAATCGATCTTCCGTAAATATCCGGCAGAGCCATCTGCAAAATAGAGATCCTGATCATCATCCGGCCCGACATACGGGATGTATCCCGCGATGTACCGGCTGTTGTTCGGCCACCATGCCACAATACCTTGCTTGAACATTCTAAGATCCAGGATCACTTCAAAATCATTTTTCTCTGATTCGTTGGATGTGGCAAATGCCAGCCGGTAGTAATTGTTGTAATATGTACCTGCCGCCAACTTGCGAAGTGTAACCGGAATCGCATCCAGCCACGGCTTGATCGGATCGCCTACCGGAACCGGATCGTTCACCCCATCGAAGAAATATACGTTGTCGTTGGACAAGAAAAAGTGCCCAAATCCACATTCGGCGATACTCTTCGGGGCACAACATCCAATCGCCTTGTTCTGGGTCTGTTCAAACCAGTTGTACAGGTTGTCACCCTTCATCAGCCAGATCGAATCGTTCTTGTAGATCACCAGATCATCGCCCCGGGGTACTAATCCGGTAAGCGGATCTCCATCCTGACGGCCAGCATAGAAGGCTTCACCATCCCCACCCGACCAATCCGTATAATCATCATAGGCACTGCACTCAAAATAGCCCAAGGGCATGTCACCGCCACCCGCCCACAGGCGATCTCTGTGAGCGCACACATATTGCGGTTTGTAGGCCAGACCCGAAATATCAGCCCGAGACCAGCCACCCGAATAGGTGATTACTTGGATCACCTGATTGCCGGAAGCCACAAACAGCGCATCTTTCCATGAGGCAAAATGCACCTCGTTACCGGAGGCGATTGCCGAACCCCCGGATACTGTTGTCAAAGATCCACCGCTTTCATACTGAATCAGGACATTTGATCCATTATCAGCGCCCACAAAAGTCGTCTTAACAGGCGCATCACTTCGATAGTGCCGATGTCCGTTGACCAGCTTATCCCCGGAGGCCGAACTGTTGACCTTCGAGGTGCCACCGCGCCGCCTGATCCCCTTATCCCAATAGACGTTGACCGTACCATCGTAGGTACTGACCCGCGCATAGCACTGCCGGTCGTCAATAAGGTAGCCAGGATCTTTACAGTTCACACCGTATGAAAAATCATACAGGTGCTTCACTCGGCCTTTCTTGAGCGCCACTTACAGTATGCCCTCCACATCGTGGGTAGCCGGATTAAGATGCTGATTTGCCGGAGGGTACACTTCCGGCCAGGGCGACAGATTCACCACGTCACCCTTTGCTTCATCCAGCCCACGATCCCAGATCCTCTGAAACGTGGTCTGTCGGGTATCATCACCCTCAATAGAGGCAAAAATACACGCGAAGGCTATCAGGAGCATGTGATGCTCCTCGGGAATAATAGGCGTATCTGCTGCAGAGATCATTTCCCCGCCCCGGGAATAGTAGATCAACGTAATTGCGTATGCTCCATCGGGTTTGTATTCAAACCCTATTTTCTTATTCTCGATGTAGTAAGCGTAAGGTTCACCACTCTCATCACCACCTTCATGGATTGTATCCTCCAGTTCACAAGTATCCAGAGGCTTGCCATCCTCAAAGACCGCGATCTCGCGGATAAAGCCAGCAGGCAAATCATATTCCCGGGTGCCGCTGACCGTGGTAATGGAGGTGTCTTTTTTTACGGAATAACTGGTAGCGTTGCAGTATTGGCGTTCCGCTTCATTCAACCACTTTTTAACGAAATCCAGACTATACCGAGTCTGGTTCGGATCTCTCATGAGGCGAAAAACGTGATTTTGGAGAGTTTCAAATGTCATGGACCGTGACCCCCGATGTTAAGAAGGGGAGGAGAAGGCGCTATGCGACTCCTCGCTCCCCGTATCAGCCTACGTCAGACTGTCAGCTACTCTTAGCTTACAGTCGTAATCGCGGACATCCAGCCCTGTTTTCTGCGCTCGTCACAGATCAGGTTTCCGTACCAGCGAATGTGAGCCACCCAACGGTCCTTGGAGGCAGTCTCATAGGTCCAGGGGATGAACTTGAAGTTCATTTTGGAGAACACCGCGAAGTACAGGTGTTCACTGTTCAGGAAGAACAGGTCACCAGCATCACACTTATCGTCGCCGAAAGCGTAGCTCTTTCTGTACTTGAAGTTCTCAAACCCGAGATCGGCCAGCTTGGTGTCCGTGTACCTCATGTTCGGCATGAGGAAGGTGGTCATAATACCCGACCAGATATCATCCGTGGTAAACAGGATATCGGGATGATCGTTATCCATCTTACAGGAATTGTAGTGCTTATCCAGCACCGTCTTGGTCAGGGTTGTGGTGGTGGCATCGGGACCGTTTGCACGACCCTCTGATCCCGAAGAGGACAGCCATTCAGAGGCATCCCCGTTGGGTCCACCAGTGACTCCACCCAGAGCAGAACCAGATCCACCGTCTGCTTCACAGATGGTGTGCAGTCCCGTAAAGGCGTTGGACTGCGTGGTGTTGAACAGGTCGTCTGCCATCGAATCTTTGAGAGATTTCTCGGCGTTCTTGACCTTTTCGGAGGCCAAATTGACCACCTGATGTGCGCCTTTGTTGATCGCCATGTCCAAACCTTCCAGAACGATACCGGCATTATACCGGACCGGCGAGAACTGAGTTTTCGTGAACTCTTCCTCTGCGGAAGGAGACAGGTCGGCGTTGTTACCGTAAGGACCAACGTTGGTGTTTTTGGCATACACCAGCTCGGTCTCGAAGTATGTACCTCCGGGCCACCGTTTCGCTTTCTCTTTCATCAACTTGTACAACAGAACATTACTGTTGTAGATGTTGTCAACTACTTTCGGAATGATGTGACTGCGAGTGAAAGCGTTGAGTTGGTTTATGGAAATAGCCATGTCGTCACCCTAAAGTCAAAGAAGGATTCCGGGCGACTTTTTATTCTTCGAAATAACCCTCGTCCAGAGCTTTCTCGTAGATGCGCCGGATATCCCGGGTGCCTGAGAGATCCACGTTTTTAGGAAGGTCTACTGCGGACTGTTGCTCTCCGGTTTCCACGCCTGCGTTCTGTTTCTTCTTCTGGTTCTCAAGTGCCTGTTGCTGTGCCTGCTTGATCAGATCGTCTTTGTTGCCCCACTGAAAGGCATTAGCCAGCACTTGGTACATCGCTTGCATATCCGTCATGTTTGACGTTGTCTGCTCGATATACTGTTTGAACGCCTCGCGCTTATCCTCGGGGATCGAAGGTAATACAGCCTGCATCGCCTTCTCTCGCTCGGAAAGCTGCCTATCCTGCAGCCTGACTTCCCGTTCTTTCTGGAGCTGTTGCTCCACGGCATGAAGTCTCTGCACCACTTGGTTGAGAGCAGGATGATTACCAAAGGCGGCCTGTTGGCCCACAGGTTGCTGTTGTCCCGACTGCTGGCCCAAAATCTGCTGTAACGTCTGCTGCGGGATGCGACCCTGTACGAAGGCGGCTACAAGCTGCTGCAGCCCGGGATTGGATCTAAAATAGCCCGTCCACTGATCCAGTTCCTTGAGCTGCTGCTCGAACTGTTGCTTCTGTGCCTCGTATGCCCTTCTCTCTTCGGCGATTTGTTTGGCCTTTTCGGTGTTGGATTTGTTCCACTCATGCTTATTCACATGAGCGTCATACCATTCCTTGACCTGTTTCGGAGTCAGCTTGTTTAACGGAAGCTGTTGCTCCTTGCCATCCTCGCCCGAGATGGCAAATAGAATCTCTTCTGGAGTTTCCTCTTCGGTGAGTTGGTCCTCTTCTGCGCCTTCGGACTCTCCACCCTGATTCAGACCCTCTTCGGGGAGATCCTCTTCCCCGTAGGACAAGAAATCTTCATCTTCCTCGTCCTCGAATGTTGGATTTAAAAGATCATCGCTCATTTTCGCTCCTTTCGACACTGTGAGTTGGTCACTTAGAGCCACTGTCTACTTTAGTATACACACTTTCAAGAAAAGTGTCAAGTTTTTTATACACCCCCTGCAACAGCGGCAAGCATTTGAGCAAACTGCTCAGGAGGAATCCCTGCGGCTGCAGCCATTTCTATGATTCCGGCAAGGGGATTTTCGCCCCCAGGTGCCGGGGCCGGTGCGGGCGCAGGAACGGGCGGAGGAGTCCCGGTGTTCGGAACTCCAGGTGCCTCAGTCTGAGGCGGGAAGGAGGGAGGTGCCTGGGGAGGAGGCTGGAAGTTTAGAAGTTCTTCCCGCCCGGGAAACTCCACCGCATCAAGAATTACTTTCGCTGTTTGTTTCGCTATCGGATCACCGGACATCGCCATCTGAAATACTTGCATGTCAGCCAGATGAAATACCAGATCCGCCTTACTCTGCTTATCTCGCGGCAACGCCGCACCGGAGTCAATCGAAACCTCAAACTTACCCTGGAGCTGATCCGGTTCGGTCTGCAACACTCCGGCTATCTGTCCGTTGCCACCGATAACCGCATGAATACGGTCCTCGGTGTAAAACTCTTTCACCAGATCGGCCATCTGGAGCGCAACCTCCTTGAGTGCCTTTTCATAGTACTGGATCGATTTTCCTATCCTGGTACTACCGGCCTCAAAAAGACGCTCGATACCCCGGGCTGTCCGGTGTGTTACACGGCCTGACCCCTGCATGATTTCGTTGATTCCCGTAATCTCATAAATCCGCTGCACCAGATCGGTAATACGGTTGATGAGATACTGCGGCACAACCGGAGGCACATCTGCCCGAAGCTTATCCAGGGGAGCCACTTTGAGCGCCCCGGGAATCATCAATTTCTCAGCCAGTTTATTGATATTGGCTTTCCCTAAGCTCGGATCAGCCGTCCAGCCAATATTCGACACATGGGCAATAATATCGTCAAGCTGCTGGTAGGCATGGTTCAACGCATCCTGCAACGGAATTAATTGCTCGATATCCCCAATACCCCAGAACTCGTTGCCGATTTTGTGCATAATCTGTTTCACAAACGGAAACTTGCCGTGATCATACGGGTGCGGTTTATCATCAACAATTGCCGCATCATTCAGGGTGGTAATTACGCGACCCTTAGCATATTTGGGCCGCTGGTTTACTGTTTTCTCCACATGAGTCACATTCTGGCCGGTCACAGGATCAACTTGCGAAATCTGTTGCTCCTCTTCCACATCCTCCATGATCGATTGATCACAAAGTCGTGGGGCAAGCCAATATTCTTTCTTGAACGCCCGCTCGACCTCGAACTTGGTGTCCTCGGTCACAACCCCGCTCAAGACCGTGGGTTTGCGATCCGAAAACTTGCGCTCCTCGAAGAGAATCTGACTAATTTCTTTATCCGGTCCGATGCGATCTGCGTATTTAGGATACTGTGCCTGCAATTCATCTACAGCATACGGCTCGACGTGAATGACAAAGCGACCTTTCTGCAGTTTCTTGGTATAGGGATCTGGAAGGATCTTAAACGGTTCGATCGAGGAAACGAATACCTCACCGTCACCATCTTCTGATCCCGTATCCCATCCAACTTTGTAAAAACCGGCATCATAGACCATCGCATCCCAACATACATCCTCGGAGATGTAGTTAATTTCCAGCTTGTGCCACAAAGCGTTCCCAACCAAACGGCTCATGTGTTCCGCCCGATCTTCGCCATTCGGATTGAAGGAAATGAAGTTAACGCGGGGCATGTTCTGGGTCATATACGGCAGCTTAACCTCTGTGGTAACCCACGCATAGTTTACCCGTAAATCACTCTTGTAGCGCGGACGACGAGCAGACAACATCGCGTTGACCCAATACTTGTACTGGTACTTCCACTTGTCGCGCCGGGATTTAGTTGCATTTAATCCCTCACGATACAACTTTTTTAGATGTCGCAGGATTTCCCTTTCATCCTGGCTACCAAACCGCCAGACCGTATCCTGTGATTGCTTTTTACTATATAGCTTTTTTGCCATATTGAACTCCTACACCCATTTCACGGAGGGCATCCAATCCAAGCCGTTCTGTTTCAAAAGACGCTTTTTCTGATCCCGACTTTCTATCAGTACAGGTTTTCCGTCACGGGAAATATGCTCATCCATATAGGGCACAAATGGCTTCTGCACTGCCGCCCGGGGCTTGAAAAGTTTCTGCGCCTGATGTCCACATTTCGGACAAATCGAGGTATGGCGCTCGGCGACTGACTTGATATCTTCAAACTCCTCGCCACAATTCGCGCATTTATAGTCGTAAATCATCCCGTTCTCCTATTACGGGTTCAGAGGCCGCGATTCCTCCTGACCTGCACCCATTCCGCGCTGGATCATGCCCGCAACCCCAGACCAAGGTTCTTTCTTCTTGGGCACCACGGGGCGCGACCCAAACTCTTGAGCCGAGGAGCCAACAAAGGCGTTCAACAAACGATCCAGCTCCATCTGAGCATCCTCGATCTGCTGAATGATTTTCGCCCGATCAGTATCGCCGTACTCCATACCCTTGAGGCGTTTCTGCTCAGCATAGAGTTGCCGCTTGAGCGGCGGATATTCCCGCGCCCAATCCGTTACCGGAAATTGCACTGCCGGTTCTACACCGTATTTTTCCCAATATTCCGGTACATATTTGCCATCTGCCATCTGGTCCTCCTAAAGATCCTTCCAGGAGGGACCATCCAGAGCGGCCATTTCCGCCAGAAGCGCCTCCAGTGAGTTCGGATCTTCTTCAACTTCGCTATAACCCGCGTGTCGCGGATCTATTACTTGCACATCCACATCCTGATCCATTACATCCGGGAGATAGGCCAGGGACATAACATGGTCGTCATGGGTAGTAGCCCCAAAATCGAGGAGCTGTTCCACCAGCTTATTGCACCGTGTTCGATGCAACTCGATACCCTCATTCTCAAACAACGGTACAAGCTTGTTTACACGATCTTCCTTGGGTCGGTTTCCGTGTTTCAACTCTTCCGGCTCGAAAAATAGACCGCGCTCACGCATCGCTTCACGAAGCCATTCGATCAATATGTACTGTAACTGTGCCTGCTCTATGCCGAGCGTGATGTTCGGGCAAATGCGGGCGAAATATACATACTCATCGAGCATAGCATCGATAAGTTGCCGCGATCGTACTCGCAAACCGCGAGATTTGATTACCTTGAGCCGATCGTCTGGATTTTTGGGTTTTCCAACAATACAGATCGCCGAATCATCGGCTTTTCGCGTCCGAGACAGTGCGGGATCTACCAAGATCCAGATTTTGTTGTACGGGGGGTCCGAATCGTAAAATCGGATCATCTCCTCCGTGAACTTGATATCTTCTTCGGCAAGAGCCTGCAGATTGTACTGGCAAGCATAAAAAGCTCGGCCAAGCTCAAGTTTGATCTGCCGCAGCTCCTCGACCGTGAACAATTCCGGGAAATACGGTTGGGCATCTTCGGCATCACAATCACATTCTTCGCCCCGAGAGTTGTATGTGGCTACACGCCGATATTTTTCGAATCCCCTATCCTCGCACCATGCATAGAAGTCGTCACGCTTCCACACAGTGCCGATGATGATTCGCAATCCCCCGGGTTTCAGTACCGCACGGCAGTTTCGGAACCTCTGAATCACTTTTCGGATTTGATCGGCAGTCTGAGTGTTCTCGATATCATGGAGGTCGTCAAAAACCATGATGTCGCAGTGCGATCCGGTAATACCACCCATGATCGAGTCTACTTTAACGGTAAAACCACCCACAACCTCAGTACGCTTGACCGTAATCGCATCCTCGCCCCATTTCGGGGCATACGCCTTGGGATCAAACCACAAAACCTCGGGGAAGAGCTTTACCAATTCGGGATTTTTCAGATGATCCTTGATTTCGGTCAAAATCTCGACCGATCGGCCCCATCCGAAGGTCACAATACGAATTGTCACATTCGGATTGATCAAAATCTGCTGGATCACCCAGGCAATCGACAATAAAGACGTTTTCAAATGGCCTCTGGGAACCAGGAAAACGATCGGAACCGGATATTTCGTGATTTTACGAGCTACCTTCTGGACCAGCCCCCTTATTCCGCCCCGACCCGCGTTCCACGCTCGACATTTTTGGATATATTCATCCAGTTTAGCCTTAATAGCCCCATGAACCTTGTCGCTCATGTCCCTGTAATGGAGATAGTTCCGGGCCAAATGTAAAAGATCGGTGCGACAACGCTCCCGTTCCGCTTCATCAAGCTGAGAAACGTCTATTTCTGCAGTAGCATCAACTTTTCGGCGACTCATACGTAGATATCACGCCCCTTGATCTTACTCTCGTCAAACGGCACAGGTGCCGCGCCCACCGAAGATCGCCGTTTCTTCCGCCTTTTCTTCTGCTCTTTGTCCGGTTCTCCCGGCACTACGACCCAACACTTCGGGGGGCGGGACTTCCGCGCCTTTTTTACCGGCATTTCGGCCTGTTGTTTATGGTTCAACCAATATCCGGTGTACCATCCTGCAAAAAAGATCACTGCCCCCGCAACTGCTGATAAAATCATCATCAGATACATTTTGCACCTCTGTATGATTTATTATACAGCTTTTTATGAGAAAGTGTCAACTTTTGTAGACAGTACAAAGAAAAGGGGCGCTGGTACTGCAGCGCCCCTTTGACGGAGGGAAGAAAGGAATTAGGATTTCAGTTGCTTTTTGAGATCCCCGATCATTCGACTTTGTGTTTGAATGATCTTTTCGTAGCGCTGGATCTGAGCTTCGTATTCTGCCGGAGTCTTTCCCGGGATGGGCAATTCGTTCTGCTTCCGTGCATTACATCGGGCACTATATAGATCCCGGCGCACTAAAGCAGTCAAATATTCTCCCCGGCTCCGATAGTACTCAGTAGCCAGCATGGTATCCAGTTCGTTTCTCTCTTCCTCGGTGAGAAAGAGCTTGAAACCAACGGGTTTAATTTCGCTCACTCGGATCGAACTGCGGCAGGGCTACTCCCTTTGGCGGGGTAACGATTCGGGGCGATCGGGCCGCCTGCGCCTGTGCCTGTTCCATCTCCCGGGCTTGCTCTGCAGCTTCCTGGTTTTTGCGGTCCACGATCTTTTTCATCGCAGGATCAAACTTCACGGTTTTGATATTAGCCCAGGAAAAGAACAATACCGTATCATCAGTCTTGCGAATCATCACGCAAGGCTGCATGATTTGATGCTCAACGATGTTATACCCCGTGCCATCGATAAACACCTTGTACTGATTTTTCTTGCTCATTTAGCACTCCTCTTCATTTTTTCCATGTAGTCTTTTTCCCACATAGAATAACAAATCGCCAAAGCCTGATCACGGTCTCTTTCTGGCTCATTTTCAGCCATGTACTCCGCACATCTGGCAATAAAATCTTTTCGAGTTTCACCCTCTTTAAGTGGTACTGGCATTATCATCCTCCTTGAAATGGACACACCCGAACTCTTCACCAGTCAAAATCACTGGATAATCATCAATCGACTCAACGAACATAGCATCATCCGCTTCCGGTTCCGTGCAATTAATTTTGGCATGGGTACAAGACCCCAGGTGGTCCTCCTCGTCCTCTACGGGCCACCAATATATGCAATTCTTACATCTTCCGCTCATATCCGAACCTCTCTTGTGCATACCATGCCCGCTCACCATCTAAAGTCACACCTTCTAAAATCATTCGATCCAAATCAAACTGCTCATCCCGCAGGCGCTCAGCTACAAGTGCGTTCGGAAACGGGTGGTGAAAAATATCATTAAGCGAAATGAAGCAGATCAGTTTCACTCGAACATCCCTTGCGCGAGTCGTTCCTTGTAGAACTCTGGGAATCCCCGCGTGATCCCCCGACTGATATCCTTCCAGGCCCATTTGAACAGCATTTCCTGGATCTCGTCTTTACATTCAGCCAGAACATCCTGGTTGATCTCTTTCAACAAACCTCCGATGTCCCGGGGATCATTCTCCAGTTCCCCCCGTTCGGCAAGGTGGAGAATCGCCTTGTTCCAGCGGGCCTCTGTTCGGAACGCCTCGATGATCTTCGGCTTGATATCTCTTCCGGCAGGATTGCGATCCTTACGATCTTTCTTGTGAATCTCCTTGAACTTTTCCGAAACGTATTTGCCCATTAAGACATGGCCGGTTAAACGACTGATCTTCTCGTAATTTTTGATAACTATCCCCTCAACCTTCTGGCCGCCGAGGAAACTGGTTGTGTCCAATAACTCCTTGAATTGTTCCCAAGAGCCAAAAGATGTGGCTGCTAATATCGGTACGCTCTCCAGACCGATGCGCTCCGCTTCATGTTGTTTACTCATGGGAGGTAAAAAACACTGCGGGGCAGTCTCGATATCAAAAATCACGATATTTTTCTCGGGCACCCGATCATAAGCCAAGATGTTGTGCTTGGGCTTCGATAGATATTCACCCCGATAGATCCAACAGGGGTGCAACTCAGGGGAGAGTTCCTGGATAATCTTAACCGCATTTTTGAACATCTTGTCCGGCGCTTCAAGATCGATGTCGTTGTGGTGACTCCGGCAGTACAACATTCCCTGCTCGTCTAACATGAACGAAAACTGAGAGCCATCCACCTTTTCCTCGACCAGTACCGGATCAGCAAAGAGATCCTGGATCGCCTTATGGCCCAAATTGAAAACCTCCGGATAACTCGAAATCATTTCTTATCTCCCAACGCGAACCACCACAAGCATGTGGGGATCGCCAACATCAAAATCAGCCAGATCAGACCCATGAAGCTCATGCGAAATCACTTGGCTTGCGCTGAACTCGACCACACTTCATGCAACGGGCAAAGTGCCTCATACCTCGACAAAACTGCGTGACCATCTTCACCTGCCCACCACAAGGACAGTGATACTTGAGTGTCAAGCGTTCGGGTTCCGCCTGGGCAGTCTTGGCTTTTTTCACCCCCAAAATCCTCCCCACCAGAGCAAACCCGAAATGATAAGGGCATCAACCAACCCCCACCACATACTGATTGTCGTTGTTTTTCCGTGCTGGAGTACCTTAACCACAAACCCCACCGCTAACAGCACGATAACAATAACTTGAGGTGCCCTCACCCTTGGCTCCTTGGAATATGCTGCACGATGTTGTAATCAGGATGGGTATCCTCTTTCTTCTTGTCGTTGGCAAACACCACAATCCTGATTTTACGATTGTCAACAAAAATGTGACCCTTGTAATACTCCCGACCATCTTCGGTATTCTGGGTCCACAACGCTCCAATACTCTGTGCCATCAAAACCTCCTAATTCAGTTGATATGTATGAAAAGCTGCCGGGGTCACACTGCCGCAAGGCAGCACTACCGGCAGAACTATGATCTGTCCCTGGGGAGCATTTTGCGCCACCCTCACACACAGGTCACAGCCCTCCGGTTCTTCCGGTTCAATTGCCTCTTTTATCCAGTCCACGGCCTCACCTTTAACGTCATGGTCTTTTCGTGTCCGAGAACCACACTCGGGTGCGCCCAGATTTTGAACCCAAGCTGCTTGACCCGCAGGCACCATTCCACATCCTCGCCGTAAAGGGTCGGTTGATCCGTACCCTCCACCATCAACGGTGTCTGCATGAAATAGGGATAACCAAGCTGCTCGAAGATCCCGGGCTTGACCAAAAGAAACGCAAAGCCCGCATAGCCAACCTCCATCGGAGCCAAGGCCAACGGCTGACTCCAATTCAAGCTTTCCAAACGGCCATTCCTGCGGAAATGCCCAACACCGAAATTGTTCCCATCATCAATCGGCACCAAGCCTGAAATGATGTCTTTGTCCGCCAGGATCAATTCATCGATATGTTCGGGCTTCCAGACAGTATCGCTATCAATCCACATCATGTAATCGTATGGCTCCCCATCCAGAAGCTTGTTCTCACCAAGTACCATATTCCGGGCCTTGGTCACGTTCGAACACTGTGCATAGGAAGTCAGGATCTCCACGCCCTGGCGCTCCATGTGTAAAACCGTCTTGGTCCAGGCCCACAGAAAACCCGAGGTGAAATACAGCCCCGGCAGGCAAAATGCAATTCTCATTTTTTCTTCCTCCGTGGCTCCTCCTGGGGAGTCGGGTGGGAGGATAAGACAAAATCCAAATGTTCCTGGCACACAAAATCGTTGACCCCAACCCGGGCCACTACAGGCTTGCCGCAATATTCCTCTTTGCCCTTGGGATAGAACTTGTAACTACATCCCTTCCCGTGCCGTTCGTGTTCGGCCAACATTCGCACTGTCATGCTACTTTCCTCCGCGACTTCTCGTACCAATCCGGGGAGATCCACCGAATGTGCCGGAACTGCTTGAACATTTCACGGTCCCGATGCACCACTCGACAGCCATGCCGGAGTACCACCATGATTTCCACTTGTCGCCAGTGATTACCCAATAATGCTTGAATCATCTTCCGCCTCCACATTAGGGACCATGTGCGGGACCAACCAGGGATTCTCTTTCATCACCGTAAAGAAGTTGTGAGACAAACCCCGGACCTGATCCTCGGACAGATCCAAACCCGCCATGTAGCTAAGTGCGTGAAGCAACTCATGGAACACGGTCACCTTTTTACGCTCATACGACATAAGCCGCTCGATACGGATCTCGGTATTGATCAAATCACAAGTACCGCGACAGCTATCCCCATCCTCTCCCAAGAGCTTCGCCACATACCGGAACCTCCATTTCGCCCACAAAATCTTGATCTCTTTCACTGATCCTCCGCATGTGCCGGATCGTCCGGCTGCACCAATTCGGTGCGTACAAACCTCCGCCGCCATCGGATATATGTTCCTACTCGCTCACTGCAGATCTTGCAAAACCCGATAGACTTCGGCTCCTGCTTCGGCACCTCAAACGTAAGCTTGTGCGTTGCCGGAGCAGAGCAGATAAAACACTTGGCCATTAGAACGGCGGCTCAGGCTCGTTAAAATCGAAGTACCGCACTGGTGGTGGCGCGACCTTGGCTACGCCAATCGCTTCCAGCACATAGAAACTCGCATCGGGATTTTCCCGGGCCAGTCGTTGGGCTTCTCCGATAGCCGTCCATCTGGTTGTGTGTTGGATATTACAAGGTCCATATCCATCCCGCTTAACCATCCAAAATCGTTTTATTCCTTCGTTCATCGTACCTCCTCGATCTCTGCCTCAATCTCGTCCAGCATGTGTTCCATTTCCTGGGTCAATCTCCAGATCTTCCCGTAGTCAGGCTTTTTCTCCCGATCCCGGCACTCCAAGCACTCCATGTCCTGGAGCATGACAGGATACTTGTTCAGATCCCTGATCGTGCCGCATCGCGGGCATTTAAGCCGGACCAAAATATCGACCATTCGCATCTGAATCTTCACGGTCTATTCCTCAATTCTCACTCGGCTTAACTCCAGGTTTTTCTGCAGAACACAGCAAACATGACCGGGAAATACCTGCTCAATCGTTTTGATGATGGTGTCGGTCTGCTGTCGTGTTAGCGACACCCGAGCGTGAATCACCAGCACATCCCCGGGCCTAAGATCCTTTGCGCGGATCACACCCAATCGAAGTCGCCTGCGAAAAAACCGCAGCAATTTTTTTTTCATGGTTCCCGTTCCTGTTGGATTTGGTCGTGGATATATTGCTCACTCATAGCTGATCCTTCCGCGGGATCTCCACCCCGCAACAGGGACAACGAAAAATCTCCTCATCCCGGGGAACAGATCCGACTACGAAAAAGTCTTGACCATACTGCGTCTTTCCCTTACGGACAGAAAAATGTTCCGCGTCTTGGAGAGGAGGTTTCCTTAAATCGCGGGGGTGGGGGGGCGTGTCCATTCGCCTTTCCGTTTTGCCAATATCGGCCACCGGATCAGCATAAATGCACCGAGATAGCACAACAATACTTGTCACAAGCTTACTTGACTTGTGACATGCTTGGAAATCTTGACTGTCAGTGATTGAATTGACTCTTGATTCCAGAGATTGAAAACGATCCCCCCGATCCTTTCTTACCTGGAATCGAAACCTAATATATCTCCCACCAATTCCCTTAATTAGTGTATCTGTCCTACTAATTACTACATCTATTATTCTATATATATAAGATTGAATAACAGTAGACTTTCTATCTATGGCAGTGATTAATCGTCTATTCATCTTTGCTAATTTTGTCGATCAGAGTGAGAACACAATATGTCAATTCAATTATCTCCGCCGATCCGTATTGTCTGATCAATCGAGATAGCTTATCGATCTTTACACCTTGATACAGCGCATCAGCTTGTTTTGCTTCTTCCTCTGTTTTTGAACCAGTGCACAGTAATTTACCTTGTTCAGTGATGAACACAACTCGAGATGGATTATGATAATGAACGACTATTGCAGGGAATTGATCAGGTTCAAATATCGAATCTGAAAAAACCATGTGAATCTTATCTAATGCTAACGATTGATTAAGATCT